TTACTCTATAATCCCCGCCACTCGGCCCCTTAGCTCAGTGGTTAGAGCAGGCGACTCATAATCGCTTGGTCGCTGGTTCAAGTCCAGCAGGGGCCACCAAATTTTAGCTTTAGATTCAGTCATTTAGGCCACTTCCTGCGAAGTGGCTTTTTTGTATCTATTTTTCAGTGGCGATGAAATGGCGGTCTATTCCTTTGCACCACTAACCTCAGGTGTAAAAAAACCCGCTCTCGGCGGGCTTTTCTATATCCACATATGTTGCTGACCACCAACAGGATGCGGCGGAGCAGGATTTATATTTTCTGGCGTCACTATAAATCGTTCTATGCTCTCCATTGTGACAAAGGTACAGCTACAATTGATATTCTGGCACTGATGATAACGCTCTTTTGTATTTTCGCTTAGATACCTACTAGTGCGTGCATGTGCCGCATGCTGACATTTAGGACAATGAAACATAGTCACCTCACACCCAAAAAGTGAATTAAAGATACACTAAAATTCACTTTTCGGGAATTTAATTATGGTATACCTCCTCATACTCCACATCAGACAACTTAACCTCAAGCTCTAGCGCCGTCGTGTAGCCGCCATCGCCGAGGGTGTGGGTCACTTTAGTGATCGTCCATGCCTGTTGGTCTATGACGGCCTTAAACCCTTTCACCGTGACCGGCGTTTCTGGATATAAATCAGCGCGCCCCATGGCGAGGTTGATAGAGAACTCAGCCACGCCGCGTTGAATTTTGTCCCACTTAGATTGTGCAGCTCGCATCGCTTGCGCTTTGGTGGGGTAGACCGTCGTCAGTGCCAGCACGTTATCGGACTCACCGACCAGATACTCACCCTGTTTGGCTTCCTGTTGCTTGGCAGCCTTGGCGGTTGTCTTTTTCGCGGGCTTGGCTTTGGGATGTTGTAGGGCGCGCAGGTGTTGCGGTTTGGCTTTGCGTTGCAGCTTCACCTTTTGCTTTTTCGGCTTCGGGTCTTTGGTATGTAACCAGCTCGCCGTCACGCCGGTGTAAGCGTTGCGGTCGGCGATCGCAAACTGGTGCCGGTCGCCGTCGCTACGCTCAATGGTCATCATTGGGATGGGTTTTCCGCTGGCCGTCACGCCGTTCCCCGCTTTGAGAAATAGCAGCTTACCCGCTTTGACCGACACCTCGGCACCGTTGCGCTCGGCTAAACGGGTGAGAAATTTAATATCGCTTTCCTGCGATTGGTCGATATGCGGGATCGCAATCTCGGCAAAGCCTTTCGTCAGCACCGCGTCGAGCTGGTTGCGCTCGGCAATTTGTTTCACTACTGCGCCGAGGGTGGTATCGTGGTAAGACACCTCACGGCGGGAGTTGAGCGAGCCGCGAAAATCAGCGCTCCGGGCGCGAATGGTCAGCGTGTCCGGCGCGCCTCGATGCTCGATTTCATCAACGGTAAACTGACCCTTTCCAATCAGTGCCGACCCTTTCCAGCCGAGAAACAACGACAGCACCGCGCCGCGAGCGGGCATGGCGAGCTGACCGTCACTATCATCGAGCTCGATATCAAGCTGGTCAGCCTCAAAACCGCGATTATCGGTCATCGTCAGCGACAACAGGCGGCGGCTAAGGTTGTCGGTGATATCGTCCCCACCGAGGGTCAGCATAAACGCGGGCGTAATATCGGCACCGGCGGCGATAGGCATAGCGGTTATCATGAGAATAACCCTCCGACCATATCTTGCGCTTTCTGCGCCAGTGCTCCCGCTTGATTTGTCATGTCGCTGGCCTGTTGCTGCAGATCGCCAAACATGGCACTGAGTGACTCATCGACGCGGGTCAGGGTCATGCTAAATTCAATGCGCCGAGCACTGCCATCGGCAAAAAAGACGCTTTGTGTGTGCGTCATACTGGCGACAACGTACATACCGTAGATGGCACCATCACCGCCAATCAGCGGCCACGCTTTACCCTGCTCGGCCATGGTTTTGAGCGTAAGCAGGGATAGCGAGCCGCCGGTGATTTCGGGCAGTAGCACACCCGACAAAGTGACCTTATCCTCACCCGCACCTAAAAACTGATAAGTGGGGCGTTGGCCTACGCGGCTGTTTGACGGCCAGCGATAATCGAGGCTTTGCTGTAATGATTGGTAGGGCAATGTCTGTAACTGAAAGACAAACAGCCCGAGCGTTAACATCATAGTGAGGGCTCCTTAATCAGTATTCATGCGAGAACGACCAGCTGCTCGACGGCTGCGATCGCGTTCTTCGAGGGTTTCGCGGATAGCTCGTTTAACATCTTCCACGTTTTGGCCAGGAGGAATATTTATATCAAGCTGGTAGGCGTGTTGGCTTTGGTCGGTATAACTTGCGCCACCCGCTTTTACCGGGGCATAGCCGCCGGTGAGAATCCCGCCCGAGGGCGAATAGCCTCGACCGTTCGCGCCGGTGGCGTACTGATTGACCTTGTTAGCCGTGGCATCGATATCGGCAGACTCTTTTTTCATTAAGCCCATTTTTTCTAACAACCAATCGACCTTGCTGCCTATCGCGTTAAATAACCTGAGCGGTGCTGTCAGCACACTCGCCAACGCCTGACCAAATTCCACACCGGCATTTCTGCAGCTATCGAGACTTTCTTTCGTCGACTTCACCGGCGCAATCAAATCGCCAAACCATTTCCATAAGGCTTGGAGTTTTTGCCCCAACAGATCAAACACCGGCATTAACGGCGCAAACATCTCAGACACCGGCGCAAACACGGCCTTTAGCCCTTCAACCACGCCGCTAAAAATTGCGCTGATAGGTTCCCAAAATTTCCGGATCATAATGGCACCGGCGACGATAACCGCCGCAATGCCAACCAGCGGCCACGTCAGCGCCCCGAGTACCGTTAAAATACCGCTACCGACGGCGGCAAAGACGGTGCCGAGCAGGCTGGCTCCGGCAATAATGGCATTAATCCCCATGACCACCGGCCACGCCACCAGACCAATTGCGCCAAGCATCCCGATGATGGCTACACCACCGCCCACGATTTTGAGGAGGGTCTGAGATAAGCCCTTATTTTTCTGTATCCACTGGTCGAGCTTAAGCACGTATTTCGTGGCGGTTTGGGTGAGCTGGCGTAGCGCGCTCTCTTGCTGATCAAACAGGTCAATTCCCACGGCCTCATAGGCTGACTGGAATTCTTTAAAATCCCCGCCGAGGTTGTCCTGCATCACCTTGACCAGTTCCTCGGTTTTTCCGTCCGAGTCTTTCAGCATGTTGGTGAGGTTATCGAGCTTGCCCGAGGCGGCTGCGGTCATCAGTACCGCCGCCGACGAGCTGGCTTCTTCGCCGAAAATGGTTTTCATATACTCGGCGCGCTGTGAGGTGCCGAGGTTATTTTTATCAAAGCTTTTCTGCATCTCTTTAAGGATGGAGAACAACGGGCGCATATTGCCTTTACGGTCGGCGGTTTTAACACCGAGCTCGTTAATCGCCGCGTAGGCTTTGCCGGTGGGGGCTTGTAATCGGGTGATGACTGCGCGGCTTCCTGTCCCCGCCATCGAGCCGATGATTTTGGCATCAGCCAGCGCACCAGCCATGGCGGCCGTTTCCTCGACGCTGATACCGGCGTTTTTAGCCACCGGCGCGGCGTATGTCAGTGTGTCGCTGAGCCCCTCAAAGTCGGCGGCGCTTTTATTCATGGTGGCCGAGATAACATCCCCGATGTGCGCTACCTTATCGTTAGCCAGCCCAAAGGCTGATTTGACCCCCATCAACAGCGCGGCGTTTTCTTCCATGCTGCGGCGGTTCGCCAGTGACATGTTAAGCGTGGTCGGCGTGGCGGTGAGAATACCGTCTTTATCCGCACCCGATTTGGCGATGATGATTTGTGCGGCGGCAGCGTCATCGGCTGAGGCGGCGGTGGTGTCACCGAGTTGGCGCGCCTGACCGCGTAGCGCCAGCATATCGGCGCTGGATTTATCCAGACCGAGCACGGCCTGTAACTCTGAGTTTTTCTGTGCAAAGTCATAGCCCGGTTTGAGCGCAGCAACACCGGCCACGATACCCGTAGTTGCCATACCCACACCGGCGGCACCGGCTCCAGCCAGATTACCGGCCAATTGTTTGCCCGACTCATAGCGTTTTTTCACCGCGTTGAGCTTGGACTGTTGTCGGCTGACTTTCGCCAGTGCATCACGCTGACGATTGAGCTGTGCGGTGGTTTCACTCAGTGAGGTTTTCAGGCGGCGCTCATCGTTGGATAACGTGCGCGTATTGATACCCGCTTGCTGTAGCTCGAGGCGCTGACGCTGCACGGATTGGCGCAGACCGTTATATTTGAGCTGGAGCTCAGCGGCGGCGCGTTTGGCCGACTCCATGACTTGCGCCTGTGCGCGCGTCGGCTTTTCAGTGGCTTTAAACTGGATAGCCAGCTCGGCGGCTTCTTGCTTGGCTTTCTTTAACGCTTGGCCGGTGACGGCGAGCTGGCCGCTCGTTTTGCGAAAACCTTCAACGCGTCCCGCTTGGGCGTTCAACTCTTTGAGGGTTTTCTGCGTGTCGCGAATACTCCCAGACAGAGATTTGCTCTCTGTCTGGATCGCTTTAAACGGACGGCTGGCTCGGTCAACGGCGTTAAGAAGCACCTGCAATTTAAGATTATTGCTCATCAGTGTTTCCGCTTCGTTGTAGCGCTTTGGCGCGCCAGAGGGCGAGCTCGGTCAGGCTCATGGGATTAAGCTCTGATGGCGGCCAGTGAAATATCACTGCGATATCCGCCATCAGGTCATCGACCGATAAATCGGCGGGAAAATCTAGCGAACCGAACTCGGCGACAAAAAACCAATCACCTTACCGGCCAGCGCAATCATATCGGGCAGTTCTAACTTGACCACGTCACTCTCTAATAATTGCGGGTAGGTCATGCGCGGCAGTACCTTAATGAGCGCGTCAACGTCGGAGTTTGCCACCGCTGCCAGACTCACGCCGCGCAGGGTTCCCGCGTTGGGTTTGGTGAGGGTCACTTGCTCGATAAGCATATCGCCGCGTTTAATCGGATTTTCCAGCGTCACCAGATTGTCATTTTCAGGGGCGACGTGCTCAGGTGTATTTTTATCTTTAGCCATGATATTTCTCTTTAAAAAAGGGGATTAACCGGCCAGTGTTGCACCTGACCGGCCATAACATTACAGACCGAGGTTTTTGCGGTGCTGTGCTAAGCGATCGACGCCGTTGACCTTCTCAATCATGTTGACGACGTCAATCTCGATAAGCTCTTTGCCGTCGACCATCAGTTTGTAGTAGGTGCATTGGGTCGAGATTTTGGTCTCTGTGTTTTCGCCTTGCTTGTTGTCGCCGCCGTCGATTTCTTTGTGGCGGCCACGCAGCACGATTTCCACACCGCTAATCTCGCCGGTGTCGTCACGCTGGAAAGAGCCCGCGAAGCGCAGCGGAATATCCGAGGCACCGGGCACGGCGTACTGACTCCAGAGGTCATCATCGGGGAAACCGCCGATTGTCCATTCCACGGCCAGCGCGTCGTCGTCGAGACCCAAATCAATCGCCGCCGAGCCGTTCATCCCGCCGCCGCGATAGTTCTCCAGCTTGCGGGTCAATTTAGGTAGCGTCACCGAACTGACGACGCCCATGTAGCTCAAGCCGTCGTTAAACAGGTTGAGGTATTTCAGCTTACGAGGCATTCCCATCGGTTGAGTTCCTTAGCTGTTGGCCGTTGAACCTAAGCTCACCAGATATTTATCGGTGATGCGTTGGCGTAGGGTTAGGTTTTCCAGCGGTGGCACCGGCGTGTAGTCGTAATCGATATAGAGTTTTCCGGCTTTCAGGCTCTCTTTATCGTTGGCGCTCTCGTCATACCAGCAATCCGCATCGATGATATAGCCACCGGTTTTCAGCTCGCGGAACTTGGCCTTGATACCTTCGACAATGTCGCGGATAAGCGTGGCGGTCATCGGTTTATCTACCGCCCATTGATGCGCCTCGGCCATGGTGTCGGCCAATACCTGCGCGGTGCGGGTGTAGTTCTCGAACATAAACAGCGGGTCGTCAGAACAACAGCGGTTACCCCAAAAGCGGAAACCATCCGAGCGCACCAGCGTAGTAACACCGGCCTCGTTAAGTAAGTCGGCATCGGTTCCGGGTGCCTGTAAATCCCAAAATACCGAGGCACTGATACCGGTGACACCGTTCACGCCGACGTTAGACAGGGTTTTGTGCCATCCGGTCTCTTGGTCAATCTTGGCGCGCAATCCTAATGCGCGTGCGGTCGCCCATGCGGTGCCGCTGGCGTTGGCGGTGGTGTCCCATGCTAAGAAGTCCGGCCAAATCAGCATCAGCTCACGCTGGCTGAAGTTGTCGCGGTACTTAATCGCATCCGACAGGGTTTTACAGCCCCACGCGCTGATATAGCCAAAGGCGCGCAACTGCTGACAGATTGACGCCAGCGCGACGGCGACCTCTTTAGTATCGAGACCCGGCACGCCTAAAATGCGAGGCTTGACGCCGGTGACGGCTTTCGCGGTGAGTAACGCTTTTAGGCCGGTGTATTGGCCGTTCTCATCCGCGCCGCCGATGATGTTGGACACCGTCGCCGCTTGGATCGCTTCTTCGTCATCACCTTCGCCCTCGGCCACGCGCACCACGACGGTGACGGGTTTACACTGGTCGCCGATAGCGGCGAGTGCCGAGGATAAGGTGCCTTTAGTTCCGGCTTTACCGGCAGCGGCGAGCACGTCGGTAATGAGCACCGGCACGTTGAGCGGGAACATCTTTTCATCGGCATCCGGTGCGGTGCAGACCATGCCAATAATGGCGGTCGAAACGGTGGAAATGACGCGGGTGCCTTCGTTAATTTCGAGCACCTGCACGCCATGTTTAAAATCGGGCATCGTGTTTGACTCCGTGAGAAAGTAGCAAAGCTATTGTGTTGTTTAGACGATGAACTCACTAGAAATAGGGCTTGTGGCGGCGGTGAAACAACAGGCAAAAAAAAGCCCTCAATTGAGGGCAAGAAATAACGGAGACTATCAGGCGGGTGACAACGGCCAAACAATCTCGGGAGCTGATGAGATATCTACGCGGCTGAGTAATACCCGGTAGGTTTTCCATGCTTTGAGCTGGGCTAATTCATCCTCGGTTGCGATGTCTAAATCCGAGGCATCCTGTAGCGGCGTAATTTTTTGATTGGCCTCGGCCATGAGCTGCGCGCGGTTTTCTTCGGCCTGAGCGAGCAATTCAGATTTAGGTACCACGCGAGGCGCTATCTTCTTACCGTCAAAAATCCAATTACCGTCAAGCCGCTCTGGAAAATCATTCGGGATACTTTTCTTGCTCACTTCCGCAATAGAAAGATTTTCAGGGAATAACTCGACCGCGTTGTAGCTTTGCTGACGGATAACCCCATCTGCTTGATACGCAATTTTTAGCTTTTCCGCGCTTAACTTTTCACGCACATCATACCAATCTTGACCGTCTTCAGACTGGAGATGTAGCGCGCCATCCTCGGCGCGTTCTGCTTCGCTCCGTGTAAAATTTTTATAAATCATGCAGCCTTTCCCCATTACGCAATGTTTTTCCAAGACCCGGCGATATATTTTTGAATGCGACGAAAATAGACCCGAGAAATATAAAAACCAACTCCACCGCCCGTGGGTTTAGTGGTTCCCACAATGGCAGTAATACAAGCCCCCCAAGGTATGCTTGCCTGTCCGGGGTAGGGAATATCTTTATATTCTTCAGCACCCATCTGTAAGTTATTGATATACCGATTATCAGCCGCTGATGTCGTAATGTAGGGACTTAAATCGGGGGCTGGAGGTGGATTATTTTTACTGTAACTATGATCCCAGCCAGACCATCTGTTTGAGGCTAAATCGTAAGTTCGACGGAAAATAACTGTGCTGTTATAAGGACGATATTCTTGTATACATCCATCATTACCGTTTGCGCCGTTTTTAATGACACACAAACTACCAGCCGCCTGAGTTGGATAATTAAGTGCTGCCGTAGCAGACGCGCTCACAGGCTGATAATAAAAACCTTCCTTTGTTCCAGTAAGGGTATTTAGGTTCACCCCAGAAGCTATCATTCCACGAACTGGAAATGCTGAAATATCCGTAGCAGTGGGCTTATTCAATGGTCCATAAAGTTTTTGTAGCCTTTTCGCCTTAACTGCCCCGTCATTTCGGTTAACCTCCAACCATTCAACAGACAGATTGCCAGAGGCATCGACAAATAAATTCGCAGTAAGTCGCAGGGTATTACCGCCTCCTGTGCCGTAAGAAATGTGAACACCAGCGCCGTAGCTGCCAAAATGATTATCAGCACCACCACCTTGAACGAAAAACGCATTTCCAATGCTTGTCGGCGATAGGATGTCACTATCTTTCATGACGAGACCACTCGTACCGATCCCCCACGCACCATTCGCCATCAAGGCATTGGCAGTGCCATCCGTAGCCGATTTTTGAACATTGGAGGTGGCAGCGGTGCCGAGTTCTAAATTCTTACGCGCCTGCGGTTTATCGTTGAGGTCAGACAGATTCTTGTTTTTTTCTAGGCGCGTATTGGCGTTCTCGTTAGCCTTGCCCGCATTTTCGTCGGCAGTCTTGGCGTTTTTGTCAGCCTCGGCCGCTTTGTCATACGCGGCTTTAACCGCTTTCGGCGTGGCGGCTAATGTCTCGCTGGTGCTATTGGTGGCGCTATTGAGTTGGACAATCCCCTTTTGTGTCGTGGTCGCATCCTGTGCGGTGTATTTCCCGTTTGCCAAGTCATAAGCCACTTTAACGGCTTTCGGCGTGGCGGCTAATGCCTCGCTGTCGCTATTGGTGGCGCTGCTCAGTTGGGTAAAACCTTTCGCTTTGAGCGTGGCATCAGGATGGCGGCGCGATTGCTCATGCTCCAGCAATTTATCGTCCACGTATTCCTGTGTTGCCAGCACGGTCGAGCTGTCGATAAGCAAATTCACCGTGTCCATATCGCTGACAATCACCACCATGCGCAGGGTCTGCGCACGGCCTGAGCCCTCGGATAACAGCGGTTTGTAACTCTCGGCCATGTTGCTGACCGCAATCAGGTCGCCGACCTCATCATAGAGACCGAGCTCACGCATCCAAAAGCCGCCAATCTCCGGCGGGATAACCAGCTCGGCCACCAAATAGTTTTTGTGCTTCGGGTCGACGATCACTTTATTGAGCGTGGCGCGGTGCTTTTCGGCAATCAGCTTGGTTTGTGCCGGGTCAGGCGTGGGCAAGGTGCCGCCGCCGTCACCGACGGCCATTTGGGTAAGATTGATTTTGGTGCCGCCCGCGGTCGCGGCGGCAATCTTGGCCGCGCCGATTTTGGTCAGTACCGCCTTATATTTTTGTGCCATCGGGTTAGCTCTCTCGGTCAGGGTAAACGGTAATAATGTCGCCGTCGTACAGGGCAACGCCGGTGTAGGCATAACCGGCGATATCTTGAATAATATTGAGTCCAATCAAGTGACGACTGGCGGGCTTGGCATCTGCAATAAGCCGCTCCATCTCGTGATACATTTCCTCGGTGATACCGCTTTCCAGTACGCCAATATCCAGCCGAAAGGTGCCGGGCGGGTCATTGGTCTCCCACCATTCATTGACGTTAATCACGTAGCCCAGCGGCTCAACCACGCGGCGCACCGCGCTAATAGTGCCTTTACGACTATGGATGTAATACGCCGCCGCAATCACCTCGCGTTTGGTTTCCTCCGGCCACGTCGCATCCCAGCGGTCAACCGAAAACGCCCACGCCAGATAGGGCAACAGGTTCACCGGGCAGGTTTTCGGGTTCCAGAGCTGGCGCAGCGGTATCGGGGTTCGCTCTATTTCGGCACAGGCAATCGCGGCGGCCACCTCCAGCGGCGAGGAGCCAACCGGTAACAGGCGGTTATCACTCATCCGAGCCCCCAATGGTGATCGCATACTCAGAACAATAGGACGCCTGAGTCTCATCGAGCACGATATCGGCTACCGGCTGCGCGAGCTCAACACGTTGTACACCCTCCACATGGAGCGCGGCATAAATGGCCGATTTGCGAATGTCACGCCCAAGGCGGTGCTGAGCAGTGATGTAGGCTTTTAGCTTAGCCTCAGCGGCTTCGCGTACTGGCTCGACTTCCGGCCCCGGATAGAGATAGAGCTCGGCCTCAATCTGATACGGCACAATTTCGGCACTTTGCACCGTCACGCGGTCAGCAACGGGGCGCACGTCCTCGGCATTCAGCGCTAAATCGACTTTCTGGATTAATTCATCGCTGGCCGCGCCGTTCCCCTCACGCGAAAGCACCGAGACGGTGACGCAGGCCGGTGACGGACTGACGACCGACACGTCGGCGACTCGACCGTCGGCACTGCGGCCATGGAATTGATACGCACCGACTGAACCGGCCACGCTTAACCCCTCAAAGGCTTGCTGAATACGTACCCGAAAATCGTTGTCGGATTCCAGCACAGCGGCCAGAGGGGGAATGACGGTGGTGTCGGCGGGTGTGATGACCAGACGCTCAACGTTATAGTTCGCGCCAAGGTTATCCAGATCGCCGCCGGTGGCATAAGCCAGCATGTTCGCTCGGGCGGCTTCGTTCACCCGTTGACGCCACATCACCTCGCGGTAGGCGCTTTCTTCGAGCAATTTGGTTAAGGGTTCGGATTCAAGCTGTAAGGTACGCGCCACCGCTTCACGCTGGCTCTCGTCACACAGCGACAACAGCGTCGCTTTGCGCTCGGCTAAAATGCTTTCGTAGTCCAGCACCTCGACCACATCGGGCGCGGGGAGCTGGCTCAGGTCAATGGTTGCCATGGATTAACTCACAGGTACGTTAAGAGAGAAGGTGCCGCCGGTGTCGGTCTGTTGGCCGGTGATATCGACAAACATTTCGCCGTTAAACCGGTTATCGAACGTAATGGCCGTGAGCCTGACGCGGGGCTCCCATTTCAAAATCGCCATGTAACAGGCGGCCATAATTTGTAGGTTGAGCGCGGCGTTCTGCGGTTGGTCAATCAGCGCTGACAAGAGCGAGCCATACTCACGGCGCATCACCCGCGTGCCGATCGGCGTGATAAGAATATCGCGCACGCTTTGGCGAATATGCGCGAGGTCATCGAGCTGCTGGCCGTGGTCTCGGCTCATGCCGGAATAGCGCGCCGTCATCGTGTTCCCTCCGTCCGAGAGTTACCATGCTCTACGCCGCCGTGGTCATGATCGTCAATCTGCACGCCGTTCGAGGTGAATTTGCCCTCATGCTCGATAGTGCCACGCATTTTGCCACCTTTTTGCACCTCGATAGAGCCGGTGGTCAGCTTGTTGGTGCAAATCACTTCGGGGGTATCGAGTGTGATGTTTTGGCTGGCGGTCACGGTGACGGACGGGCAAGTCACCACCACCGACGCCGAGGCGGTCACATCCGCGCTTTTAATGCCGCTTACGGTGAGTTTGCCGGTATCAGGTTCGTACTCGATGACCGCGCCGTCAGGAAACTCGACGCGCCAGCCATCGGCAGACGCCGACGGGGCGGGGAATTCATCGCAGTAAATGCCGGTCAGGACAAAGGCGGTATCGAGTTCGCCGCCAACGGCCAGCAATAACACCTGCTCCCCCACCGACGGAGCCCACCAGTCACGCGAACGGCCAGCGCGACGCGCCAGCCAGTTAATCCAACCGGTTTGCAATTCGCCGGTTTGGACGCGGCATAGGGCTCCATCGGTATCGACTTCGGACACGACACCGGTGCGGATAAGGTTGCGCAGTAGGCGCGAGATTTCGGATAGTTGGGATTGTGTGCTCATGGGGAAAGGATGCCGCCGAGGGGATTCGGCGGCAATGTGAGCCCGTAGGATGGGGGCTCAGACAACAGCCACAAATGCTATTGTCGCCTAGGGGAAAGACGCTTTTAACATCGGCCTTTGCAGTATTGAATGCTATTCAATTAACAGACGACTCCACTGAAAGTTGTGATTACTATGCTGGTTCAATCAGGTAATATGTTTCAAAAGCACTGCTGATAATTGAAGGAAAAGGGATGACCAAACATATTATGCTTATTTGCGCTGTACTCGGTGTAGTATTCACGGGCATTGGGCTCTTTTTTTCACAAAAAAACGAGATAAATGCAGCCCTTTATCAAAAAGAGTTTCTAACCGGAAAATGGTCAACAGATGCAAATAATATAATTAATAGCGGAGATTTAGGGCTAGATAAACCACAACCACTTGTAACAATACAGCTAGTTGTTGATGATGATGGTTCGATTGATGGAGAAATCATTTCGGAAGGGTTATGTGATGCTATGCCAATAACTTGGAACATTACTTTAAACAGTGACTCACCATCTTATACAAATTTCGTTTTAGCTAGGAAATTTCACGTTCGCCAGCTGGTTAACGGTTCTATGGATAAAAGTCCTGTTGTCGCAACATTGAAATTAGCTACTGAAGACCACAAACATAACTCCATAACTTTCAATGTTATTGGTGACTCTACAGGTACATTACCTAAACAGTTAACTGTTGCCAAAAACCTCCCGATGTTTGAAGAAAACTATGAGTTCTTACAGAACTATTGTGCTAACTCGACTCAACATTTCTACGAAAAAATAATGCCTGAAATAAGAAAACTAAAAGATAAGCCTTGAGGGAAGGTATTATCCTGAGCAAGATGTTGGATTCGCTTTAAATAGTAATAATTTATAGGGGTAGCGTCCACTTTCATTGATTATGGACGCTAAACTTGTTTTCACTAAACGTAAAATTGCATACAAGATGGAGACAAGTTATTACCTAAGAAATGCAGCCACCACCTCTTCCACAATATTCTTATCCGATGCACTAAACCCCAACAACGGGCGCGCATCGTATTTCACTTCACGGCTAAAGCGGTTTGGCTTATCGCTTAAGCCCTCTTGGTGGATCCGCGCCATACGCTGAACACGCCCAACAAACTCCACCACCGCGGCATCGCTTGAGCCTTGCGCTTTCATAAATCGATTGGTGCGCAGTTTGGCGAACATCTGGCGCTTTACACGGCCTCGTTTTCCGCTGGCCGATTGCGGTTTTCGGCTGGCGTAGGGGGTGCCGTCGGGCGCTTTTTGTTGCTTAATGCGCTGCTGTTGACTGCTGCGCAAGCGCTTCGCCACTTCGACCGCAATTTTACGGCGTTGTACTGGCGTTAGGTTGCCAATTAGCCCCGCGAGCCGCTCCTCAAACTGTTTGAGTTCACTCATCCCACTGACTCACTAGCTCGCCATTGATATAGAGCTCCACGGGACGCTCAACCGGCTGTGGGATGGGTGGCTCGTTGAGGTGCTTCACGTGCAGCGCTTTATCCACCTGTTTGACGATAACGCGCTCAGAAAGGCGCAGACTAAAACTTATATCGATACTGTCGTGATTATTCAGGTCAGCAAAGTAGGTGAAGCCGTTCCGCTTGCCCTCGTCGGTGGTCATGATATCCGGCTGGTTTTCGCGTAGCCATGTGTTAATCGGCACAATGAGTAAATCCAGATCGCCAGAATAATCGGTCACAATCACATTGAGCGTATAGATATTTTCATGCGACAACGACGCGGCCAGCGTGCTCGCAATCGTCCCGTTATCCACAAACAGGCGCAGCATATCGGGATTTTTACGCAGCACCGGCGCGGATTTCTCTAGCGCTTCACGTAGACTTTTTGGCTTTAACATCATGTGGCTCCTGACACTGTTTCACGGTTTCAACTTGTAGCGCACAGTTCACCAGTGCGCGCTCTAATTGACGGTTGTCTTCACTCAGGTCGCCGTTGGTTTTCGGCAGGCTTCCCGGTATCGGGCAACTCGCTACCTTCGGACAACCAACGTAGATAAGCGTCGGGGGTGTCAAAGGCGGGGCGGGTGTGCAGCCTTGCAATGCCATCAGGCAAAGCAGACTGATACCAATCACGCAGCGCTTTATTTTCATTGAGTAACCTCGTTATTTTCTGGTCTTTGCCGGTGGCGAGCTGCTGTGCGTGGCTAAGTTGCTGACGCAATACCACCTGCGCCCGTTCGCTGCGGTTAGCGTTATCGCGCACCACGTTGAGTTGATTGTTTACGGTGGCAAGGTCATTTTTTTGCGTGGTAATGGTTTGCGTGGCGTCGCTGAGCGCTTGCCCCAATTCGCGATTCTCACGCGTTAACCACCACAGACCGACCATAGCCACGACTAGCAAGATAATCAGCGTTTTCATTGAGCAATCTCGCCCCCAGCCGCGCGATAGACTTCGACCAGTTTGTCGAGTCGGTGCTCTCGCTGGCCGTAACCGGCACCCGGCAATGACGCCCAAATATTGCGGCACTTGTCGATCGCTTGTTCAATATCGCCGCGCTCGATATCCGCAAGGCTTCGCTGCTCGGTCAGCAATTGCACCGCGAGGCGGTCTTGTGACGACGGGCTAAAGTCAGGCAGAGAAAGCAACGCTTTATAGTGCGGCCAGTAGCGATAAAGCTGCTGATAACGCCCCGAGGCGGTCGAGCGCTCCCCGCGCCGGTTGAAGGTTTTCGCGGGACGACCGTGCGCAAACGGGTGATCGCTGTAGTCGGTGAAAATCTCCGGCTTGCCATCGATACCGGTGACCACCACGTCATAGCCTTGATTACGGGTGAGTAGATGGGTCGCCGTTCCCTCAGAAAACGCCAGCATATCGAGAAACGCGGCAACGTTTGGATGGACTTTAATCACGGCCATTATTTGTCCCCTTTGTCGTTTTTGTTTGCTTTTTTAATCCGGCGCTGGATAAAGATTTCCACCACCTGATAACCGGCAATCCCTAGCGCCGTACCAATGCCGTTTATGGCAGTACCCGATAAATCAGGGAATTGCACCAACGCCACACCCGCCACCATCGAGACAAAGCCGCCGAGCAACATGCGCCCTATAAACAGCCGGGGCGTGATAGGTTCACCACCGGCGAGCACTTTGCCGACCACAATCAGCATGCCGATGAGGAATAGCGTCACCATGCTTTTATCGGTTTCGTTCATGAATTAATCCCATAGGTTGAGAGTCTCCGACGCGGTCGAGGACTCAACGACCGGCAACTCTACCGCAGTGCCATGCGGTAACACCGCACCCAGCTCGGCAAGCCCCGGATTGACCGCGAGCACCGCCTCGACTACGCCCTCGGTGCGCCCATAATGGCGATAACACAGGGCGTCGAGGGTGTCGCCCTGTGAGGCGATAACGCGCATTAGATTTGTCCAATGATGGATTTAGGCCGACCTTCTAAGCGACTCACCGCCCAGCGTGCATCGCGCCACAGCGTGTCCGCCGTGCTCTCGACGGTGTCGGCTTTCCGGTCGCCTTTGGCGCTGGCGTCATAGCCGCGATAACGCTCGTAGACGCTGGCACTCGCAAAGGCCGACACGGCGCGCAGGTAGTGAAAACACTTTTCGCTTTCACCGTCGATTTTCTCGGCGGGAACATCGATTAAGCGTTTATATCCGGCGGCGATATTGCGCTCCCGAAAGCGGTGTAGTTCGGCGTTGGTTTCAGCAATCCCCATGCGGATCGCTTCACGCAGCCGCTCAGGTGTAACCACATATTCAAGGCGCATGAGCTCACGAATGCGCACCGGGTCGATATCCGGCCAAAAGTAGGTGTTTTTAATCACCGGTTCGCGCGGTTCAGGCGCAGGAATGACCACCCCTGAGGCGTCGGTATTCTCATCCGACGCAGGGATTATGATTGTCGTCATGACAAATCCTTGTAATGGGTGGGCGGTGGACGCAGAAGCCAATCAGAGCAAGCCTGTTTTCTCTGCGTGCCGCCCGGCGCGGGGCGCGTTCTGTTAGCGGCGAGCGGTTGCACTCGTCGGTTTTCGCGTGCGAGCGGCTGATTTCGCCGGTGTTTTCGCACGCTTGGCTGTTTTTGGTTTTGCGCGTTCTTTCGGTTTCGGCGCGGGAGCCGGTTCGGGGTCACTGGCGGCCTTAATGGCTCGCTCCAGTCGCTCGATATCCTTTTTCACACCGGCCAAGCGGTCGAGTTGCATGGCGCGTTTAAGATGTTCTAGCGCTTGGATCACCGCCCCCTCATCACGCAGTACCAGTCCGGTGATTTTGTGCAGCTTGGCGCGCACTTTATCCGGCATATCGGCACTTTCAGTCAGCGCCATGGTGTCGAGTAACAGTGAGACGGCGACCGGCTTACCGGCAGTACGTAAACGCTCGGCGGCGATAGCCACATCCTCAGCCAAAAAATAACCGGTGGGTCGGTTGAGGTGCGACGGCATAGCGAGGCCGTATTTCAGGGCGTAGCGCGCAATCTCCAGCGCCCCGGCGATATCATCGGCGTCGAGTTTCCACACCATGACGGTCATTAAAACCGCGTCTTGAGCGCCTCGGCCTTCGGCCAAAACGCCGGTGACCCATGGCGCATACTCCGGCAACATCCCTCGTTTGATCTCGGCCTTACGCTCGAATGAGTGCACACCTTTTAACGTGCGCATATCACCGGCTAAACGCATGAGCATCAGCTCGTATCCGCTGGCGTGGCGCAACGCGCTATTTTCACGCTGCGCCGCCTCCTGAGCCGATACCCGCATCATGTGACGCTGTGCAGGGCTCGCCATGATTATTCCTTAGCGTTATCGTCGGCCGGATTGTCATCAACCGGTGCGGAAGCCTGTTCCGGTGCCGCTGGCGCTTTAAAGGTGCCAACCTTGATATTTTCAATCAGGCACGCGCAGCCGTAATCCTCGACTACGAAATCGACCTTCAATGACTCATAGTTTTCGACGCGGTCACGCTTGGCGTTCTCTTCGATATGGCGGCGGTGCGCGCTGTCCATGATGTAAATCGACAGGTTATCGAGGCGCGTCACCATCATGGCATCGGCGGGGAAATACGGCACACGTACCGCCGGTAAGTTACCGATGCGTTTCTGGCTGACAATCACATCGGCGGCCATGGCTTCGGTGTTCGGCTGCTCTTGGTTCACCAGTGGGAAGTATTTATCGGCCAGCAACTGACGCCCACAGATAACCACGAGGTCAGGGTCTTCTTGGTGCCATGGGTCAATCATGCTATTGGTCGCATCCATCACCACGGCGTCAAGGTTGGCATAATCGCCGTGTTTACCCACGCGGATGACGTCGGACACGGTGCCATCTTCGGCGGTATAGCTGTCCATGACGCGCTGCGGAGCTTCATTGCGTAACTTCTGCAACCAACCGACGGCTAAGTCCTGCAACATTGGATTTTTACTGCGGTCAGACTTCGGTGCACGGGCAATACCGTTAAAACCGGCCATGATGTAATCGAGCGCCTGACGCTTGGCAATCGCATTGCGTAAACGGATCTGGAAGTCCTGATAACGCGCCCACAGGTCAAGGGTGTTGTAACGGATGTGAAAGTCAAAATTGACCTGTTCACATTTGTATTTACGCGACGTTAGCGCGGCAAAGTCGGCGGTTTCACGTTCGCCGCCGTTGTCGGTGTCGGCGGTGCTGGCGATAGAGCCGGTGACGCCGAGGCCGATTTTCTCGCCCTCTTGCTCATCCACCGGCACCATGTTGATACGGGTCAGAAAATCCGAGGTCTCTTGCACGGTGGTGATAAGGGTCTGCGTGACCGACGGCTCAACGCTGAATTTTTTATCGATATCGGCAACATCGACGTTATTCAGCTTGGCGACTTGGGTCAGGAACGCATTAAATTTAAAACGGGTATTCGGGCGCATAGTTTCTCTCAATCAAATAAGGGGCAGACGGCGCAGTAATCCGCACCGGTTCACAGTCAAACGGTTAACAGTTGGTGAGGTGGATTTCTTCGCCGTTGCCACCATTGGCTGGCGGACGGCGTGACTGTCCAAAGTGCTCGGTGTTACCGAGCTGACCTTTCAGCGCGGATAACGCCTGTACGCTGTTTTCTGCGGTTTCCTGCGCGGCTTTCAGGTCATTTTCCAGCACGGCTAAGCGCTGCTCGACGCCGTCCTGATAGCTTTGCACCTGCTCAGAAACGACCGAGACCGCCTCATGCACATCGCTAAAACGCGCGTCATCGTTGGCTTGTTTACGGCTAAAAATACGAGTGACTTTTTCAGTCAGACTATTGAGCAGGGTGTCGGGGACGTCTTCGAACTCCAGTTCGGCCAATGTGGCCACAGAAAACAGATCGTCTGGTTGTTCCTTTTTACCCGCGAACGGATTCACTTTGGCTTTAGCGCTGAATTCCAGCACCTCAGTCCCGAGGCTGGCGGGGTCATCGGTGACCGCAAGGCCGACAAGGTAGGCTTTGCCCGTATTGGCAAAGTTCGGACGAATTTCCATGGAGGTGTAAATCTTTTGCCCCGCTTTCACCATGGAGACCAAATCCTCGAGCGGAGCCATTTTGGCGTAGAGTGCCAGCTTGCCGTTTAGGATGGAGTCATCCTCAATGGTTTCGGCCTTAAGCTCGACCACGTCACCAAGGCGTTTAAAATCGCCAGTTGGTAACACACCTTTGATATGTTCGAGATTGATGCGACAGCCGCGAACGCGGGGATCAAAGCTGTCGGCCATTTGCTGGATATCAATCGCCTCAATGTTTCGCCCGTCGCAGGTGTCACCCTCGACGCCGATGCGAAACCAGTTAGATACTTTCTTTGCCATTGTTCAGGTGTCCTGAGTGGTGTTTGGGTTCGGGGCTAGTTTCCCCACCCAGCACTGACACCGCCATCAATCCCCGTCTGACAATCGCCTACACAACAGCGCTGTAAGGCGCGCCCCGTCTGCCTTGCGTAGCCTTGCCCTCGTTATCTATGTGAGAGGCAATATTGATGATTACCACGGACACATCACTCCTTCATGACCCGAGGCGACAGGCGGCCTTGCTCTACTGGCAAGGTTTTTCGCCCCGTCAGATCGCCGAAACGCTCGGTCAGAAAATCCCGACCGTCAACAGTTGGAAACGCCGCGATAAATGGGACGACATTCACCCGATTTCCCGCGTGGAAACCAGTATCGAATCCCGCTTAATTCAACTGATAGCTAAGCATAAAAAGGATGGGGGCGACTACAAAGAGATTGACCTGCTAGGCCGCCAGATTGAGCGCCTTGCACGGGTGAATCGCTATAGCCAAACCGGCAATGAGGCCGACTTAAATCCGAATGTACGCAACCGCAATAAGGGCGAGCGTAAAGCACCGAAAAAGAACTATTTCAGCGAGGAGGCTATCGAGAAACTCAAGTCGATTTTTTTCGAGCAGTCTTTCGGTTACCAGCTCGGCTGGCATGAGGCCGGACTTAAATACCGTATTCGTGACATTCTCAAATCACGCCAGATTGGCGCCACGTTTTACTTTTCGCGTGAGTCGCTACTACGGGCGCTCGATACCGGCCACAACCAAATTTTTCTCTCGGCAAGCAAGACACAGGCTTATGTGTTCCGTGAGTACATCATCCAGTTTGCGCGCCTGGTGGATGTGGAGCTCACCGGCGACCCGATTGTGCTCGGCAATAACGGCGCGAAGCTGATTTTTCTTGGCACCAACTCCAACACTGCGCAGAGCCATAACGGCGACCTGTTAGTCGATGAGATTTTCTGGATCCCCAATTTCCAGAAACTGCGAAAGGTGGCGTCAGGTATGGCCTCGCAAAAACACCTGCGCACCACCTATTTCTCGACGCCCTCCACGCTGGCACATGGCGCGTATCCGTTCTGGTCTGGGGAACTCTTCAACAAAGGGCGCAGCTGTGCCGACGAGCGCGTCGATATTGATATCAGCCATGCCGCGCTGGCAAAAGGCGCGCTGTGCGCCGATGGACAATGGCGGCAGATTGTCACCATCGAGGACGCGCTCGCCGGTGGCTGCGACCTGTTCGATCTCGATACGTTAAAACGGGAAAACAGCGCCGAGGACTTCCGCAACCTGTTCATGTGTGAGTTTGTCGATGATAAGGCGTCTGTGTTCCCGTTCGAGGAGCTGCAAGCCTGTATGGTCGATTCGCGATTGGAGTGGGAGGACTTTATTCAGATTGAACAACACCCTCGACCATTTGGTTATCGTCCGGTGTGGATTGGTTATGACCCGTCAAACACCGGCGACAGTGCGGGCTGTGTGGTAATGGCACCTCCCGCCGTTCCGGGCGGTAAGTTCCGTATTTTGGAGCGTTACCAGTGGAAAGGCATGGACTTCGCCACACAGGCCGAATCCATCAAGGCACTCACTGAAAAATACGTCGTGGAATATATCGGCATTGACGCCACCGGCATCGGGCAAGGGGTTTACCAGTTGGTGCGCAACTTCTTCCCCGCCGTGCGAGAAATTCGCTATAGCGCCGAGGTGAAAACCAACATGGTGCTAAAAGCAAAAGACCTCATCACCACCGGGCGATTGGAGTACGACATCGCCCACACCGATATCACGCTCTCGTTTATGGCCATCCGTAAAACCATGACAGCCAGCGGGCGCGGCATGACCTACGTCGCCAGCCGTAGCGAGGAAGTCAGCCACGCCGATATCGCATGGGCGGCCATGCACGCCATGATTAACGAACCGCTCACCGCCGGTAACGGCAACGTCACCCCTTCAATTTTGGAATTTAACTAATGAGCAAACGCAAAGGCCAACGCGCCAAAAAAATGACCGCGCAGTCTGACGCCTCAGTACAAGCATTTACCTTCGGTGAGCCCTCGGCGGTGTTAGACCGCCGCGACATTCTTGATTACGCCGAGTGCATCAATAATGGCAGATGGATCGAGCCGCCGGTGAGCTTTGCGGGGCTGGCGAAAAGCCTGCGCGCCGCCGTCCACCATAGCTCGCCGATTTACGTGAAACGCAACATTCTCGCCAGCACCTTTATCCCGCACCCGTTGCTGAGTCAGCAGGAGTTTAGCCGCTACGTGCTCGACTATCTGGTCTTTGGTAATGCCTTTTTAGAGAAACGCTTTAATCAGCTTGGGGAGGTTATGCGACTAGAGTGCTCACCGGCGAAATATACCCGCCGAGGCGTTGAGGAGGATGTTTACTGGTTCGTGCAGTCATTCAAAGAGCCGCACCGCTTTGCGCCGCGTTCGGTGTTCCATTTGATTGAGCCAGATATTAATCAGGAGCTGTACGGCCTACCTGAATATATGAGCTCGCTTAACTCGGCATGGCTGAATGAATCCGCGACCCTGTTTCGTCGCAAGTATTACCAGAACGGCGCGCACGCGGGTTACATCATGTACGTGACCGATGCCGCACAGAGTAACACCGACGTTGAGGCACTGCGTGAAGCGATGCGCAGCTCGAAAGGGCTGGGTAACTTTAAAAACCTGTTTTTCTACGCGCCGAACGGTAAACCCGATGGGATCAAGATTGTGCCGCTTAGCGAGGTAGCGACCAAGGATGATTTCTTTAACATCAAGAACGCCACCCGCGATGACTTACTCAGCGCGCACCGCGTACCTCCTCAGATGATGGGCGTTGTCCCCAATAACACCGGGGGCTTTGGTGACGTCGTCAAAGCGGCTCAGGTTTTTGTGCGCAACGAGCTAACGCCCTTACAGGAGCGCATCAAAGAGGTGAATGACTTTCTCGGTCAGGAAGTGGTGCGCTTTAAGCCTTACGAGCTACCGAAAAACAAATAACTCCCCCAAACAAATAATAATGACCTTGGAGTCAGTGACATGAAAATATATAAATTTACACCCAGCCAAACAGATTGGCTCGCCGAACTACTGGACGAAGAAAGTTTTAACTACCAAAAAACATGGCTGCGCGTAGGTCAACTTGATGTTAATCGCACTATCACAAAGTCTCGTCAAATTGGTGCAACATCTACGTTTGCACGCGAGGGTTTGCTTGATGCGCTAGCGACTGGTCGCAACCAAATCTATTACGCACCAACGCGTAAACATGCTCTTTGCTCTCTCCAGTACATTCGCCATATCGCGGTACGGCTTGGGGTTGCTATCGAGGATGCAGAGAGCAATTTACAGTTAGATAATGGAGCCAGCATTACTTTTCTCGGCGAGGAAAGCATCTTCGTAAACTATGCTGGTAACGTTTATTTGGATGAGTTTGGATGGTTTAAAAAACCACGCCAAGCGGCAAAGATCGCCAGCAGCATAGCTATGCATAAGAACCATCGTCAAACATGGTACACATCACCGTCAGATTGCGCTGAGGCGTTCCATATGTGGCGCGGAGACTTCTCTCGTGGGACAGCAAAACATCCTCGAATACACACGGATGGAAGCTCATTTTGTTCTGATGGCGTATGGCGTCAATCAGTCACACTTGAGCAGGCCGCACAGCAAGGCAACACGCTGATCGATATTGAACAGATTAAACACTACTTTACACCAGAAGAATATCGACGCCTGTTTGGCTGCGATTGGTCTCGAGCCATAACCGCAATGTGACCGAAATTAACACGCGCTAACAAAAGCCGCCGTCGGGCGGCTTTTTTGTATCCCTCATCAGCGCCCACAGGAGCGACAGCACGTCGAGGACGCATAAAGGCGCATCAACATCCAAATAGGCACCTCTAACACCACCACGACGCCCTCAGACGATCATAGATAACTGTATTAACACCCTCAGCGCGCAATGCTATCCCCGCCACGCCTGCCCGCTTTATAGGGCGGTTTTTATGCAGGTGCATAACCATACTGGAGCCGCGCCAATACTGGCGGTGCACGACCAAAACGGACGAGCCTGACGCATGCAATTTAATGCGTTTGAATGCATATTTTCTAATTCAATAAATTCATTTCTAACTGAACAATATGTATATTGCATATACTGTCATATCATCCAAAACATACGCTCAAATGTTGAGCATATTCTGTGGAGACTAAGATGCTTACTGATTCAGAAATTCTATATGTTCCAATAGATAACTTGGAGCTAGACACCGAAAACCCGCGATTACCCGAAGGTATTTCTCGTGATCAGCTTGGCATGATTAATTACATTGCGACATCGACTTCAATCGAAGATTTGATGAGTGCAATAGCTGAAAATGGGTTCTTCCCCGGTGAACCACTAATCGTCATCCCTGATACTGATTCCGCAGGGAAATTTATTGTAGTAGAAGGAAATCGACGGCTATCAGCTGTAAAGCTATTGCGTGATCCTTCGCTTTGTGAGAACCCAAGTGCGCGTTTAAGGCAAATTGCCGCAGATGCAAAACATACTGTTGACCGTGTTCCAGTGATCGAAAGAAAAACGAGATTAGAGATTCTTCCCTATCTTGGATTTAGGCATATCACTGGGGTCAAGCAGTGGGAACCACTTTCTAAAGCACGGTATATCAAACAGCTTTTTGATTATACAGATCCAACGCTTGACCCAATGCAGCGCTACTATGAGGTATCAAGAGCGATAGGAAGCCGTAGAGATCATATCAAAAGAAACTTAGATGCATTGGCTGTTTATGACATTATTAAAAACAATGACTTTTATGGCATTGATAAATTAGACGAAGAATCAATCAAATTCTCAGTGTTATCTACAGCTCTTGCCGATGAAAGATTAGGGCAGTTTGTTGGAGTATCAATAGAAGATGATGGTGATACGGTTCCCAGTCATCCGATCATAAATGCAGGTTCATTAAAAACCAAAGAAATAAAAGAGCTAACTGAATGGCTTTATAAGAAAGATGAAGATAATAAAACTCGAGTGGGAGAATCACGTAACTTAAGAGAGTTAGCTGCAGTTGTTAACAGTCCTAAAGCACTCGAGCATTTTCGAATGGGAGCAGCATTAAATGTAGCGTATCAACTAACCTCTGATGTCACAAAGGATTTCCTACAGTTACTGTACCAAGTTGAAGCTCTTTTAATAGATGCGTCAGGAATGGTTGCCACTGTCGAATATGACAGGCAAGCACATGAAGTAGCGAGAAGAATTAATAAACAGATAAAACTTATTGGTTCAGAGATCGCAGAAAAAAATAGTCGAGGTGATGATGACTTTTGATGTAGGCGTCATGCATCCAAACTCACCTCATTTGTTTGCTGATTTAGCAGAGCTTCTTACTGTCATTAATTATACAGGCAGAAATTCATTACATAAGAACGATCTGGACTCTGTGAGAAAGTTGGGAGCAACTAGCATAGAAGAAATAGATGACGAAGAAAACATAAATGAAGAAATAGACGCTGATGCCGAAAAAAATGATCGATTTGAAGAACAACTGGAAGATGTATGGACTCAGTTAGAATATCGAGAGAGCTCTCTAGGTAATAGATATCCATTTATTATTTCTGGAGATGAAATCATTTTTAAAGAAAATCTAAATGAGCAACAACGCATATATGTATTTTTACTTTGCTGTTCACGACTTCGTTCTTTTAAATCAATAAGAGGGGCAGCGCAACGATGGGCAAAAAGTTTTGCGCGAGTTTGCAAAATTGCAATGTTGTCGCTTCTTCCTAGGCATGGCGTCGTAAGAATTTTTGATGTAAATTCAGATGATCGTCGAGACTATTATGGAACAAATCTCCGTAATGCATTAAGTATTCTAGGCAAAGATTTGGGGGTGTGTAGCCTCAATACAAAGGAAATTGCGAAAGCCCCTACCTCTGGTGATGCTGGTTTTGACCTCATTGCTACAGTAGAGTTTCCTGATGGGCAAACTAGCAATTACGGTATACTTGGACAGTGTGGTGCTCAAGAAAAAGGTTGGCCAAGTAAAACTTTAGAAGCTAACGTTTTAAATCTGACAACTTATTTTCAAATAGCATTCCAGCACCCATCGACCATGTTTACACCTGTTTTTTATCGGGAGGCCAACGGTGAATGGGTCAATACACGCGCAACTGCGGGTGTATTGTTATTGGACAGATTAAGAATAATGTATCTACTTGAAAAAGCAAACCAATGGGAAGCAATTTCAACTTCCAATTGGTTCCGTGAATTTGAAGAAGAGCTAAATGCGGTCACTCCTGAACCATAATCAATGCTAATCCCACAATTCTGACGGTAATGCTTTCGCCACTGCTTCAAACAGTGGCGGAGGTACAGCGTTCCCCACAACTGTATACTTCATCCCAAGCGATGCTACGTCTGTTTCGGGAAACACTAGATTATTAAATCCCTGTAATAGCGCCGCCTCACGATAACTGAACCTGCGAGCTCTTTTATCTTCGACAAACCGCCACTCATCAGTCCTTACTTTCTCAAGGCAAGGGCTTACAGGATGCAACGGCATATGCCGTGCATTAGCTACTATTGTCTTGGAGATCTGATCCCATTCTTGTCGACGGTTTCTAGACATATAATACCAATGAAATCCCATGTCATAGAACTCTCCCTCAGGCCATTCGGGTAAATGACCGATAGCATCTCTAATTGAAACATAATGCTTTTCAGCATTTGGCCCATGAGTCGGTACTGGAAATTCATATTCGATATTAAAATCATTGCGAACACCAACGATGAATATCCTTTTTCGTTCTTGCGGGACACCGTACTCAGCAGCGTTTAATACTTTTACAGAAACTTTATAACCTGCATCAGTGAACACTTTTATTTGGTCTGTCAGTAAATGCTCAAAATTACTTCTAACCATTCCTGAAACATTTTCTACAATAAACGCTTTAGGTTTTATATAGTTTAGCGCTCTCGCAAACTCTAAGTATAAAGTGTTAATTTTTCGATCTGCTTTACGGGCTCCCCCCTGACTGAAGCCTTGGCATGGATAACACCCAACTAGCAACTCAGATTTTGGAAAAGCAGTTATGTTCGCAATACTGCCTAAAATGTAATCAGTTTCTGGATGATTAGCCAAGTAAACATCTCTCGCATAAGGCAAGATATCATTGGCCATAAGAACTTCAAAACCGGCATTTATGACGCCAGCATCAGAGCCACCACACCCAGAAAAAAGTGAAACTACAGTTGGCATTGAGCCCTCCTAAAACTGACCGCGCATTATAGCGAAAGCTCTTGAAGAAAAAAGCTAGTTTTTTTATCTGAATGTAATGCTCTCATCTTTTGAGGTTTCTGGCCAGCATTCAAACAGGAATATTTAAACCACCTATCAACGTCCTTCACTCGCCAAATCTTGTGAAGATTTGGCGGAGAAAACAACCGAAAAAGAATCGCTTTTCATCAAATTCCCTCGCGCAATCTCAGCAATCAAATCCAAAGCAATCTCACGATCTCTTTCCTGACATACACCCTCGGTAGCCAGTCGAGCAATCATTTCGACTCTTTCGAGCATAACTCGCTCATTTAACTCATTACCCACAAGACCTCCAAAAACGAGATGCTGTATAAAAATACAGTATCATATGTTAGCAAGAAATGGGAAGAAAAAAATCAGCAACACCAAGCATATCTACATGATATAGATGGCAATTAATGATAAATCGATCTTGTCGCATTAGCTAAAGCAGCAACACAACTGAGGATTTTCCTAGCCTTAGCCTGATGCGATGGTGCTGCGGAAAATATCTCTCCTTTGGTCGAACCTCTGCACCACTTACCGTTAAAGGCGCTTTTACCACCGACCATTAGATGTAGTGCTTCACCACGGCTGATAGTGATTCCGGTAGTCAGATGAATTTCGTCAATAATTCGGTCTAGCGCTTCGCTTTGCTCATCCGTTCCATGGGTAAATTTTCGCCTTACAGCAGGATATTGCTCCCTTAGATGGTTCATAAGTTGCCTTCTATCGCGCCGACTCAGTGGCTTAGATAAATCAATCTCAGGCTGAGCGACCTCACTTCCCGTACAGTTATTGACAGAACTCCAAGAGGGCGCAAGAGCGCCCTTAACGTCAACGGCCAAATCAACGGCACGCTTCGGCACAATTTTCCACTGCGTTAGCCGGGTTAAAATCGGAGTACCAGCACCAATAGCGGAATCGTACACGCCACGAATGCAGACGGTTTCCTCGCCATACTGATTAAACTCAGCGCGCGGTTCATACAGTGTGCGCACCTGCAAATCATCGCGACGAACAAACGGCCCACCCTGCGCATTAACGTAACCAGCCCAGTCACCAGCGTCAGCGGCATCATGGACGGCGGCAAACTCAACGCTCAGACCATGTGCGGTCTCGGTGTCAACGAGACGGCGCAACTCACGGTAGACCGTCACTGGCGCACCGCCGATAAACTGAAACTGACGGATGTGCCAGCGTGCCGCCCATGCCGAAACGGCGGGGGCTGTCTCTTTCAGCAGCTCACCGCTTTCGTCATCGGTTTCACCATCAAGAGCATAGCCATCGATGTTTTTGGAAATGTATTTAGCGACATAGCCGGTAGCGCTGCCCTTTTCCGGGTCAATGGCCTCGGCATGAAAGCGCGCCTTTTTGGCCTTATCGCTTCTCAGTTCGTGACGGTCTTCCTCCCACGCGTAATCGCGAATGATGAGGCGCACGCGCTCGACGTCTTCCGGCAACATGAACATAAGCATGTGCCAGTGAGGCGTTCCGTCGTGATGAGGTTCGGCAACACGTATGCCGAAAATGCGGATTTCTTCCCGGTGTAGCTTGGCACGAATGCGCGCCCAAAGGCCGGTGAGATAACTTTGCGTGTCTGACGGGCTGACTCCGTTCCATTTGCTATTACGGTAACCCGCCTTAGTTGTTGCGTGATATTTCGACGGCGCGGTCAGGGTGTAAAACTCACCGACATAACCGAGCTCATTGCAGATATTTTCAAACCCACGGATGCGGGTCATCAGCTCGCAGCGGCGTATTGCAGGGTTAGCGACCGAACCGTCGTATTTTTCGATAAGGCTGATACGGTTGCCGTCTTCGTCTTCTAGATCCAGTCCCTTGAGAAACTCACGCGTGCGGCGCTTTTGCTCGCGCCAGTCTGTCACGCAGTTTTTACTCGCGTAAGCGTGCTTTTTCTTGCTGACGTTGCCGACGGCAATTTGCAGATGTTCGCGCCATGCAGCCGCAACGCGACGTAGACGACCACGCCACCACACATCGTTAAACATGCGGGTGATAGCCGGTGCGATTTCATCCTCACCGACATATTTCTTTGTCACCCGCTCCCAATGCGGCGGGTTAACGCTGAATTGCAGGGAAATAATACCGGCGCGCATGTACCACGAGTACAGCGTTTTAAGCTCGCTAAATCCAGTATCATTAATGTCGGCCAGTTCAGCACGAATGAAATTAGCGATATCAGCGGCCAGCAGGTCAATATCGGCGCGCGACATATCAGGGAGGCGGTTATATCTGGCGACCATATTGACCATACGTGACGCCAGATATTGCATAAGCTGGGTATCAAAATGACCACCAAAAACAGCGGCTGATACATTGCTGTTGATACCCGCGCACTCGTATTTTTTTGCGACCAGTTCAAGACGCGGCAATGCCTTTTTACAGAAGCTGATTAAAAAGGCATTAGCTCGTTGACTGCCCTGATTTTGCTCCAGCACCGCAGCGGTGCGATAAACATCAAAACGCACGCATTCAGGCTGGAGAGAAATCACCTTTCTCGCATGTAGCAAAGCCGCGAACATACGGTCGCGGCGATACTGTTGGTCATAAGTAAGATATGGGCTGGCTATTGCCGACCGTGGAGTATTCCACGGATAAGCATAATCAACCGTAGAACTATGCATCAGCGCTAGCCCCTTCAATGGCTGCAATGCATAGTTGCCCTACCCGCTCAATTTCTGCCGCCATAGCGTCAATGGCTGTAATATCCGACCCATGAATATGATGGTGTATCAGGCCGGAAATAAGCTGGTTAATCTTCGGGTAATAGCCGATAGTATCGAGCCATTCCTCACCTGCTTTATTGCCGGTCTTAACGACTTTCTTTTCATTCAGGATGAATTGATATTGGTCGCTGGTAATAACCCACTTGTCGCCGACTTCGATACGAATACCCATTTATACACCCCTGTAATGTTTGGATTTGAGCTCTGCAATTTGCTGACAGGTCACGCAAAACGTCACACCCTGAATTGCAGCGCGGCGTGCTTCCGGAATTGGTGCGTCGCATTCTTCGCAGAGGAAACGAGAGGGTGCAGCGATGCGGCTGCGTGCGGTGTTGATATGACGCTCGCGGTCTTCCTGCTCACGTTGTTGTGCTAAATCCATCGCGTCGGCCATTAGTGCAGCTCCTGTGATTCGTTCTCAAAGCTGGTTGCTTCACGGCGCAGCAGTTCAGCGGCTTCGGTGCCGCTCATACCCTCTTTGGTGATATGGATAGCCAGCGCCTCAAGGCGGATGGAAACAGCGAGCGCGCGGTCTTTGCGCTCTTCTTTTTTGGCATCGGTCAGCAATACGGCCAGCGCATCGCTATCAGTGTTAAAACTACGGGTTTCGGTATTACGCATAATTGACTCTCCTGATTTCGGGCAATAAGAAGCCCGGCGGGTTTACGCCATTAAATTTCTGTTTGTATTAATTCGGCATGGTTAGCCGTTTTGGAAATAAGCTCACTACTGCACGAAAATGATTCATCGCTGTAATAAGCGCTTTTTTCTCGTCAGTAGTCAGCTCATTTAATTCGAGCTCATGACGAGCCGCCGGTATTTTTGCCAGAAAGAAAATAGCGGCCAGCGCCCGATTATTTTCTCCAAATTGTGGGTCACGTTTATCGCGCATATCATCGACAAAGCGCTCAACCTCTTTCCAGCTATCGCCCCAATATCTCGCGCGCAATTCAGCCACATGATTGAGACCAGCCAGACGTTCACCCGCTTTTAGCGGAACAGTTGCGGAAACAGCTTCGATAGCCATGATTCCTCCTGCTTTTGAGTAGAGAGGCCAGCCAGTAAATCAGCCTGTGAACGGCTCGGGTGCCAGCGCTTGCCGTCCTTACCTGCGATCCAGCCGTGACCGTAGTGCATGCCGGGGCTTTGCTTAACGAGCAGAGACGCTAATGACGGTTCACTTTTCAGCATACGCACCTCAAATAAGCCCGAACGATGCGCCAATACCGCTCATGGTATCGACCACGCTCGACATTGCGGGATTAGTCTGCAGACGCGCATGCAGCGCCAGAGCCGATAATGACAGCATGCGAATACCTGAATTAACACTTTCAACCATGTTGTACTTACGGTCAGAGGTCATACGCTCAGTCGATACAGCGCCGGTTGCCAGCTCACCGAGTTCACTCATGGCGCGCATGACATAGGTCTGTAATTTATCTTTTGCCAACTCGTTCACTGGCACACATGGCAAACAATGAATCTGAGCCAGAAAACCATCGACGAGAGTCGAGTCTTCGGTCAGGTCAGTCAGCAGCCACAATTCAGGCGGCGTAAACTGGTGAGGCTGTTCCGGGTTTAGCTTGTTACGTAACGTTTGAACGTTCATACCCGCACGCTCGGCCAGCTTCGCCATGTTGTGACGCTGCGCAAAGGCCCGACATGCTTCGTCATAGTGGGGATGTTTAGAAACCTGAAAATCAAACATGTCTCATCCTTACAATTCACTTAAAGTGAATCAAGCACCAATGACGAGCTGAAAACGGGAATGACCCAAAGCTTTACGCATTTGCTCTTCTTTCCAGCGTGCGTAATAGATACGAATTGGGCCACCCGCTTTTTTGCAGCCTTTACGGATCACGCGTTGTTCGATTGGTACGCGAGGGTTGTCGCCAGTTGTCCAACGATATGCGGTACGCTCAGAGACACCCTCTAACTCTGCAAACTGCTGCAGGCTGACAATAGGTGCGGGGATTTTGATGATTGCGATTTCAGAAGCCATATAGCATGATCCCTAAATTGATAGTTTCTTGACAGTGTGCGCATAGTTTTTGCCGACGTTTGCCACTCACTGCCACCATTCATAGCGATACTAATATTAATTTTAGTATCACGCAACACGGAAAATGCTAATTTTAATGATTGAGACCAATTTTAATAACGAAGCGTTACTAAATAGAATTTGCGAGGTCTACGGATTTACTCAAAAAATTCAACTCGCTAATCACTTCAAAATTGCCGCCAGTTCCTTACAGAATCGCTATACGCGAGGCAACATGTCGTATGATTTTGCGGTGCATTGCGCCCTCGAAACTGGCGTTAGCCTTAAATGGCTAATGACTGGTGAGGGAGATAAAAACCTATCAGATGATGAGCCTCAGCACTCCGTAGAGCTTCCTCTATTCGAATTGAGTGAAGGTGAGACAACCAATATTGGTATCCTTTCGTTAGACCTGAAGCTTTTCACTAAGCCACTAAAAAAAGGGATTTCGGTCAAAAGCGATAACCGCACATACATAATTGAGAAAGAGTCCTCTTTATCTGATGGCCTTTGGTTAGTTGATATAGAAGGTGCAGCCAGCCTACGTGAACTAACCGTACTTCCCGGTAAAAAATTACATGTAGCAGGTGGAAAAGTGCCGTTTGAATGCGGGATTGATGAAATAAAAACGATTGGTCGTGTTATGGGTGTTTACAGCGAGGTTAATTGATGACTGTCCGTAAAAATCCTGCCGGCGGCTGGATTTGCGAGCTTTATCCGAACGGGGCAAAAGGGAAACGCATCAGAAAGAAATTCGCTACCAAAGGCGAGGCGCTGGCGTTCGAACAGTACACAGTTCAAAACCCGTGGCAGGAAGAAAAGGAAGACAGGCGCACTTTAAAAGACCTAATTGACTCATGGTATAGCGCTCACGGTATTACCCTGAAAGACGGTCTCAAGCGCCTATTAGCGATGCATCATGCTTTTGAGTGTATGGGTGAACCGCTCGCACGCGATTTCGATGCGCAGATGTTTTCGCGCTACCGTGAAAAGAGGCTAAAGGGTGAATATGCCCGTTCAAACAGAGTTAAAGAAGTATCGCCCCGCACGCTTAATCTTGAGTTAGCCTACTTTCGCGCGGTTTTCAATGAGCTAAACCGCCTCGGTGAATGGAAAGTCGAAAATCCGCTAAAAAATATGCGCCCTTTCCGCACAGAAGAAATGGAAATGGCCTGGCTAACTCACGATCAGATTTCGTTACTTCTCGGAGAGTGCAAACGTCACGACCACCCTGATTTAGAAGCCGTGGTAAAAATCTGTCTCGCTACTGGCGCACGGTGGTCAGAGGCCGAAAGCCTGAGAAAAAGTCAACTCACTGAATACAAAGTCACATACACCAACACTAAAGGCAGAAAAAACCGCACTGTACCAATCAGCAAAGAGGTCTACGAGTCCCTGCCAGATTATAAAAAAGGTCGGTTGTTTAGTGATTGTTATGGCGCGTTCCGGTCTGCACTCGAAAGAACAGGAATCGAATTACCTGCAGGGCAACTTACCCATGTTTTACGCCACACCTTCGCCAGCCACTTTATGATGAATGGTGGTAATATTCTGGTCTTGCAGCGCGTGCTCGGCCATACCGATATCAAAATGACGATGCGATACGCACATTTTGCACCTGATCATTTAGAAGACGCGGTGAAGCTGAACCCACTATCTCAAGTTATAATTGTTAAAAAATAGAATTATGTTTATTGTTCACTGCATGCTTTTACTTAAGACTTACAAACCCCACCCCATACAGGTAGATATATTTTTGGATTAATTTAATTGTAATTACATTTATTGGAGATTCTTATGGCACATTTAAGAGATATGGAAGAGTTAATAGGTACAATCGATGATATCGACATGCAGAATTATATGCGTGAGGCATTACGTTGCTACATGACTGATGCACACAGGGCTTGCATCATAATGTCATTTATCACAATACATGAAAATATTTACACGAAATTAGATAGATTATCCCTTGTCAACAGAACAGCAAAAAAAATCTATGATGAAATAAGCCCATTAAAGGAAAATCAACAAGTTTTCGAGAAGGAAATGATCAACAGGCTTTCAAAGGAGAATATCATATCTAAACTAGATGCTTCGTTCATTGAAATATTAGGGAAATTAAGAAACAAGGCTGCGCACCCTTCAGGACACTCTCCATCTGCCGAAGAAGCAAGATATATATTTTCTGAATCCATTACTAGATTCTTAACTAAACCCATATTATCCGCCCATCAAGTTTCAGATGAAATTATAGAAAGCTTAGGTGGCGGTAATTTATTCCCGACGCTAAAAGTTTCAGATTATGCAATAATAGTCCAACATGAACTATCAAGATTAACGATTGAAGGACTGCCATACCTATTAAATAAACTAATAAAAAACCTAGATGACACAAATGAATCAATAAGTAAAAATGCTCTTCGGTTTATTTTAGGAATGGGATCCGAAGGTGCAAAAGATGATGTATTATCTTCCTTGCGCAAGATTTTAATAGAAAAGCAGATTCATAAAACAGAACGAGAAAATTGCATCGTAATGCTAATCTCCTGCAATTACAGACTTCTTGAAGGGTTGAACGATCCAACATATCTAAGAATGAATCAGATCATAATTAATAATAATGAACAGGTTGATCCATCGACACCAACATTAAAATTAAAACATCCCTTACAGAGTTTAAATTCAATATCAAAAATAGACCCTGCCATTTCAAAATTAAAGTTACACAGCGCTACAGAAGCAATAATACAAAAATTCAAATATAACACGGACTTATATAGAATTATAAAAAACAAAGATTGGATGATGGATATCTTTTTTGATACATTATTGAATATGGCAAGAGCTTATGATTTTGGCCCTGCAAATGATTTTGCAAAATTCATAGTAAATGCAGACGATGAGATAAGCCAACTTCTAAATGAAAAACAATGCTTTAGCTTGCTTGCAGGGATTTACAAGGCTAATACTTATGGGGCGAACTATTCTGAGAGAATAGTAAATAACAATTTCAATTCGATACCAAAGATAAGAGAGAAAGCTCTAAAAGGTTCACAAGAAGAAAAAGAATTATACCAGACAATTTTGAAGGATATTGTTGGGGATGACTTTTTACACATTGATAATTTTCTTCCTCATGCTAGCGACTGAGGAACTCAAACTGTGGCGATAAAGTGGCGGTAGAGATGGAGAATAACGGGTAATAACTGGCAAATAGTGGCAACCTATGTCAATGATATGTAAGGTAAAATATTGATTCTAGGTTGCTCCTTTAGGAACTCATAATCGCTTGGTCGCTGGTTCAAGTCCAGCAGGGGCCACCAAATTTTAGCTTTAGATTCAGTCATTTAGGCCACTTCTTACGAGGTGGCTTTTTTGTTTTTATGAGGCAGTGCCCCCTTTTTGTCCCCTCAGAATAAAAATACCAGCTAAAACTAGTGGCAAGAAAGGCATATATCACTCAAACAACCTTTCTTATTATCAGTCTATTGCCCCCTTTTACTCACTTTAGTAGGATGTATCTGTCCGTAACAAAAATGCAAAAGGAGGTTTTTTTTGGCCAAATTTTTGCACACCGCTTTAGATTTTTAGTTCGGCCTAAAATAAAATCGGTAGTTGGCTTTTTAGCCGTAAAAAGCGGTAATGGACAGATGCAAGAATGAGGAAACAGAAAGGGGCGCTAGTTCAGTGACAGAATATAGTCCTACTGACGAATGACAGGCAGCCGACTGGTGACCCGCTAACCCCGAGTAAAGAAAGCCATCTACCACTGATATTCTATGGCTTAGACCAAAATTCTTGCATCACCCTTGAAAATTTGTGAGGGCTCTCCGAATTGTAGTAATTTCGGACGCCCCCATATTCACCAAATAAAACAAGGGGTTACGTGAAAGTGCAGCCCCTTTTTCTTTGCCTATGGCGACAAAATGGCGGCAGCGGAAAGTTGAAAGCCGTCCTTAGTCAGATAAGCGTTACGTAGCCTCCCCTGCCCAGGCACACACATTCCCCAGCCATTGGCGATACCAGCCGCTGATATCGTCAAAAGCCAGCGCCGCTGGCGGCAGCCCTTCGATAAATAGCTGTTCATAAAGCATCAGCAGCAGGCCAGATTCCAGCGCCTCCATTTCCTCTTTATCAGTGATCCCTAACTTATTACTCCAGAGCCCAGCTGATAACGCTCTTCTGCTGAATTAAGCTCATATTTTGCCAAGCACTTACCTCCGCCAAAACAAGTTCACAACGTTGTTTTTCTGCTGTCGCTGAGAGTTGTTAACCCGATACGCCCAGATCTCAAGCGCTCTGCGCTTTTCAGTCAGGTAATCATAACGTTCATAGTGCTTCGCGCTGACGTCAATCTCGTGCTGTGAAAACTGTAAACTCAGGATTAAAGGCCCAGAAATACATGATGGAACGCGCCAGACTGCCGGTGTGCACCGGGCGCTCACTGTTGGTCGATAGAGGAAAAATATAGGGACTGCTGCTTCCTTCGTCAGCCCTTTCATTAAGGCTAATTCTTGTAGTGCCGATTCAGTCAGCAGTATCAGGTGCTCACGCTTGTTTTTCGATACATCGGCTATGACCAGTAACGTCTTTTGCTGCCAGTCAATCGCGCTCCATCCACTAGAGTGCAATCATTTCAAACGGGCGCCGCCCGCCAACATAAATACAGAAGCGGATTAGGTGCTGCATCAGCGGCCCAATATTAGTTGCCTGAGCGAACGGCCTCATGACAAAACGTAGCTCTTCCCGCGTTAACTATGTATCACCCACGTTCTCCGCCGAGGACTGCTTCGGTATGGCCGATACCGGATTAACTTCAAGCCCTAACATAATACCCACGCTGGTATTCATCGAGATGTGCTGCTCGCCATCTATTTTTACTCGAGTTAAGGTTTTTTTGTAATACACTGACTACATCTTTTGATTATAATCAGTTCAGTTATAGCTCGCGCTTCTGCTTCCAATTCCGCCAGATCGTCAGCACAGACCTTAAAATAATCACCGCCAGTAAAAGGTTCTGGTTGAGAGTAGCTGCGAAAGTTATTTATTAAACTGCAGCTAGAAGAATGCAAACAAGTAAATCTTTCGGCACTTGCGTTATTCTTACCTTCGCTATTTTTAGCAAGATTCAGTACATAGCCATTAGGGTGAGTTTTAAGCCATGTCTGATAATGCTGCTCACTATCTGGGTTTTCCTTACTATGGAAACGCACAACAGTTCTCGAACTCTCATCCATCACAGAAAGATACTTCATCGCCGCAAGTAAGTAGGACGCATTAAATGTCACGCTTTGATAATCTTTAGGTGACTGGCTACAAGTTTCTTCGTAATGTTCAATAAAGGCAGCCACGCTTTTCTTATCGAGGCGTCTATGACTGTTGCTGGCATTTTTCACATAGAGGTTTCCCTGCTCTACATAGAGTGTGAAAGGCTGCTTTCTGCCAAGGGTAACCAACTCAACAGGTTGTGAAAAACGTTCAAGCATGAAGTGATAAAAGTCTTTATATGGCAT